CTAATCCTGCCATCTTTGCAAGAGATACAGCGTTATCCGCAATTGTTACTGAGCCGGTTCCATTAATTGAAGCAACATCTCCTCCTAAAGCTATAGGATTAAAATTACTACCATCCCCTACAAGCAAATGTCCAGCCGTATTTGTATTCATTGTGATATCATCGCCAGATACTGTCAAGTCTCCTGTAACTGTTAAGTTACTAGCAACTGTTACATTACCTGCAAAAGCGGCTGTTGAAGAAGCAACTGTCGCATGAGGTGTTAGAGTAAGATGGGTGACATGGGTTCCTGCACTATTTTTATCATTGGCAAAAGTCATAACTCCGCCATCAGCTACATTAAGTTTCCACTCATCTCCCGCATCATCTCCTTCATCTGCCATCAAAGTGATAGCTAGACCTGCACCTTCTGTTGCAGCAATCTTTAAAGAATCAGTTGTTGCCTCATCGTAGCTAATAGCTATGTTTGAATCTGATCCAAAAATTAATGTCTCATCATCAATCATCATTACATCATCAGAGAATTTGAATTGATCTTCATCCTCCATCCATGTAAGTAGACCATCATTAGTTTCACCATCAAAGGTAACAGCGATATCTGTACCTGCTGTTCCATCACCGATAGTAATAGCTGTTCCTAAAAGCTTTGTGACATCCCCGCCTTCACCAGCAGTGCCATCATGTGAGTGTCCTGTATCAGCAGTAAAAGCTAATACGAGTTGATCAAACTCATCATTAGAATCTGATGCCTGTACAACATCACCGTCAACGTAAGAAGATTGTCTTGTATAAGTATTTCCCATTAGTTCCTCTTTCTAATGTCTGCCGCCAGCAGTAAACTCTAATTGAAATCCATTTAATGTGAAGGAGTCTGATCCTCCGCTTTCATCAAATTTAATAGCCACAGCAAATCCGCTTCCTTCTACAGATTGCCTGATTAATGGTGTTCCACTTGATCCGTATACAGCAGAATTATATTTACTGGAAGCTAATCCATATACTGCTGTACCTGCGCCTTCTGTTATTGTGTAAGGTTCAGGTTGTGGAGTTGTAGGAGAATCATAATCATACCTAACTCTTAATTCAGCACTGACTGAACCTTCTGTACGGTAGTTTCCGATTACTCGCTGCATATTTTTTCTTATACCGGCATCTCCCATAATAACATCAGGAGAACGATAAAAAGATTTTATATTTGTTCCGGCAAACTTACTTCCGTTTTCTTGTCGGTATACAAATCCATCATACCCACCATGTACAACAAACTCAATCTCACCTATATATTCAGAGTCTATGCAGCTAGGTTTAATCCCTTTTAAATCCGCCCATTGAAAACCTATTGGCCCCTGTTGGGATTGTTTAATAACACCTAAGATACCCAATTGATTTGATTCAGTTCCTGCTGTTGTTGGAAAGAAAAGACGATACTGTGATTTTTCTCGAATAACAACAGAAGAAATATTATCATATCCTATTTCATTAATACGTTCTTGAATCGGTTTACTAACTGTTCCCAATTCAACATCTTCAATTTTTTCAGTTCCTGCGATAGTACGGAGTCCATCAGGGGCAAGAAAAACAAGGTCACCTCCTATTTCTTGAATAGAGAATTTATCAAGACATCCAATATTCTTTGTTATTGATGCTAAAGAAAAATCTGCTATACTTGATCCAGTTAAAGAATAAATACTTGTTTTACAAAATACAATCAATCTTTCACGGAATACAGCTAGACCTACAATCTTATCATTTGTACTTATACTTCCTGCTCCATTCGCTGGAGTGAAGTCATTCTCAGAGAAAGGAGCAGAGAATGTTAACTCATTACTAGTTGATTTAGCAAAGAACATATGGTTCTTAAAAGCAATAATTGATTCAGAAGCAGTAGGGGCTGTACCTAATCCTGATCCAGCAGCACCATTTAACAAAGTATAAGTCGTTCCATCATAACTGGCTGGATAGTTTACACTATCTGCAAAAGCTATTTTATTTGTTCCACTAAAATTATATCTAACAGAAGTGTACTTACTTGCACTTGTCCTTGCATCTGTAATAGAAGTCCATACTGAAGATACAATTGTATCTGATGAGTAAGCGACTGCTGTTGTACTGCTTGCTCCTCGTGAACATCCTGTAAAGGTTGTGGATGTTTTACCTGTATAAGTTATTTTTTCTGTACCAATAAAGAGCGTTCCAGAAGACGCAAAGTCCGATGTATTTTCTACTGTTAAAGTTGTTACTGATGCAGTGTGGGTTGTAGTCAAGGTCGTTGAGTTAGCTCTACCAACAACAGATCCTCTTGCTGCAATAATGTAGTTATTTAAAAAAGAAGTCATTAACATAGCACCAGAACCAGTTTTACTGGAAGTGCTAAGATTGGTATCATTAAATTCTAGTATAACGGCTTTGTTCGTACCACTAATTCTTCGATACCCACCATTAATAGAAGGTTCAAAGTTCTGTAACTGTAATGCTGAACCCGGAAACTGTGTAAAGGTATCCCTGTTTAATACTAACCCTCCATCACAAGAAATAATCTGTTGTTGAATATCTTCTGCCATTATGCTACATCATCCAGTAAAGCAGCTACGATACAATTAACAGTAGATGTTGAACTGATAGCGTGTATATCCCCCACAGTTGTATTAGGTAGTTGACCAAACCACGCAGTTCCTGCTGGTACTTTAATAGCATCACCAGCAGAAGTAGAAGCAGTACCTGCATCGAATACTAAATAGACATCATTAGAACCATCTGTATTTTTAATAAAGAGAAACTTAACTTTGTCATTAACATGAACAGCAGTAGGTGCTGTATCATCATCTATTGCTGTGTAATCTGTAAAGTATCCTGCCATCAAATCCGTACTTGCATTAGATACAGAAGTTAATTTATAATACCATTTATCATTTGCATCAGCAGGAGCTAAAGTCATAGTCCCTGCAATTACTGTTGCAATCTCATCAGGTAAGACCGTAGCTGATAATGATATAGTTGCGTCATCTGCCATTTATTTTATCCTACAAATGTTTCTGATACTGTGATTACGATGTTAAGCGCATTAGTTGTTCCGGCTGTAGCAACAAGAGTATCAGAAGCTTGTAGTGCAATCGGTAAAGAGTTGAGAACATCTAACGTACCATCTGCTGCTATACTTTTAGTTGTAACGATAGGAACATCAGTTGAAGAAAGAACTGCTTTAGTTGTAAGATCAACTGCTCCCCCACTTAGATTATTTACAAAAAATGTTTTAACTTCTGCTTCAAATCTGGACGGACAAGTGTATACTGTTGCTGAAGCTCCTAGTAATTGACCAACAGTTCTTAACCTTGAAAATCTTTTTCTATGATCATCTACCATTAGAAGTACTTAGGATGTTTTACATTAGCACGAGAACCTGCTGCAACTGCTGTAGACCTCATTACAGTTGGTTTATTAATAAGATCAATTCTCATACGTTCAATTCGTTTATCGTATTCAACATTTTTTAATCCTGCTGATTGTAGATCAGCCCTTAATTGGTAAACATAGTACTCAGATCGAGATACGATAGTATCATGGTATCGAGTAGGTAATACAGGACTATCTGTTGATGCAGACAGGTCGGTGTGAGTTTGCCAATATTCATAATGAACTGTGTATTCAGCATCAGGAATAGGTGTAAAGCCTATCTTATCATCTTGAGTTAAATAATGGTAATCAGGTTTATCTCTATTCGCTGTAGTAGTGGGGTCTAAATCACGTTCTCTAAACTGTTGTGTAAATTGGATATAAGGGATATAAGGGATATCTTTTATATCCGTACCTGATTCAATTAAGTAAACAGTGTCAACATCTATAGATTTATATCCTGATTCTAAAGAGTACTCTGCTGTTCCTGCTACTGTAGTAATTGTACCATCTGCATGAAGGAAAGGCCATTCTAATTCAGCAGTATAGATATCGTTAATACTTCTATTTACGAAATCTTTAACAGCACTTTGTATCCCTTTACTGTTAGTAAAGTTAGCAGCAGTAAGTTCAACTTCGTTAAATGCTCGAAGTACTTTATTTGATATTGTAAGAAAATCCATTATGCATCTGGCCCTTGAAAATCGTATTTATGAATAAACGGAGTATCGTCATCGTCTTCTTCTATAAAAGTTGCGCCTTCGCCACCATGAGAAACACAAGATATTGACTCAACTCTATGATGAATAATAATAGACCATGACCCCATTTTCTTATTCATATAAAGAGCTATCCTAATAGGTCTTTTATCGT